AGCCATATCATGAAAAATAATATTTTTTTTAATTATAACATTAACGCGCACGCAATAAAAACATGTCAAATACTAATAAATGCAGGATATGAGGCATATTTAGTAGGCGGATGTATTCGTGATCTAATTATAGGTGAGCCACCAAAAGATTATGATATAGCTACTAATGCCAAACCTGATGAAATAATTTCACTATTTCCCAAAACATATCCTACGGGATTACAACATGGAACAATCACAGTTGTCATAGATAACGAATATTTTGAAGTGACAACTTTTAGAGTTGAAGGCGAATATTTAGATGGTAGACGACCAGAAACTGTGTGTTTCGTCACTGATATTATTCAAGATCTTTCTCGCAGAGATTTAACAATTAATTCTATAGCTTATGATCCAATTAATGATAAATTAATCGATCCATTTAATGGAATTAAAGATTTAGAAAATGGCATAATTAAAGCTGTAGGTGATCCTAATTTAAGATTTCAAGAAGATGGTTTACGTATTATGAGGACTGCTAGATTTGCTGCTAGATATGGATTTACAATAGATCCTGATACATTAGCAGCTATATCTAATAACCTAATGACCTTAAGTAAAGTATCCAAAGAAAGAATTAATGATGAATTATGTAAAATCCTAAAAACAAAACACAATCTGTTGGGCATTCAAATTCTTTTTAACTCAAAAATTTTAGAATTAATTTGCCCTATATTAGTACAAACTCCTTTAGTTTATCAAAACAATTGTTTAGGAGATCTTGAAACAAAATTAGCGTATCTTTATTGTGGAACTGAACTAAATTTAGTTAAACAAGAATTAATAAACCTTAAATTTTCAAATAAAGAAATTAAGAAAATAATTTTCTTAATAGATTTAATGGACCACTATAGTTCTTTTGAAAAAGAAAATACTATACGAGCATATAAGCAATTTATAGCTTACATTAAAAATAATACTCCTGATACATTATGTTATACTACAGATCAACTTATTAAATTATACTCTGCGGTTGGATTTGATATTAGGAATAAACTAGCAAAGTATGAAAATGAAATTATTTTCGCAAGAAATGAAATGCAAATTAATGGAGATGATTTAATATCTATAGGTTTTAATAAAGGACCAGAAATAAAGAAAATTCTTGATATGTGTTATCAAGAAATTTTAAACAATCCACATAATAATGAAAAATCGAAACTATTAATGTTCGCTATTAGTAATAATTATACTATGTGAACTTCTCCAAGCTCTAACTTGTAGCTTTTGTGTTACAAAAAAATAATTGCATTATATTTAGTATTTATAATGCAATTATTTGTAATAACTAATATTTATTATTTACTGTTTTTAAACATATATATAGATTCGTATTTAATTACGCCCGAACTTTTATTCAAGTGAGATCTCACTGTTCTTAATTTAATTTCTTCAATTACATCTCCAAATACATCTTGAGCCATGTTTAACATTCGTGGATAATTTTTTACGTTTAACCCAAACCACTTGTTTGGCTTTAACATATATTTAATATTTTGTAATGTATTTTTCCAATATACATTATAAAAATAGTCTTCTCCTTTATTATATGCTTGATTATTATTTTTTGAATATACTTCCTGCTGATAATAAGGAGGACTACTAAAACTAAAATCAATACTATTTTCTACCAATTTAACATTTTCCGACATATCATTTATTAATGTTATATCTTTAAAATTAAAATAATTAATCATATTAGTTAATTCATCAGTAGTCCAAGGATCAACTCCGATATACTTACGATTACAAGATGCTGCACCTAATAAACGACCGCCCCAGCCAGCTGAATAATCAAAAACAACATCATTTTCTTGACTATATTTCATATACATATATTTAGCAATATTAGGCTTAAAAATAGATATACTTGGTACTAATCTGGAAGATCTTAAACCCTGAATAAGCATTCTAAATGATATATTAAATGTTTCATCATTATCTTGTTTATCCCACCAATCAAATCCAAGTCGATTTTTAATTAGATATTTTAATTTATCATCATTATTAAACACTTCTAACATAGTAGGGTAATCAGTTTCTGTCGCTTCATAAAATTTATGACAGAAATATTTACAAATATTTGTGGCTAAACTACTATTATTAAATAGTTCGTTAGAAGATAAGTCTGGATTCCAATTATATAATTTCTTATATTCACTATTCAATTTTGATGGATTATCTGGATATAACCAACCTTGTTTTCGAAAATGATTAAATAATGGTTCCACTAATGCCATTCGTTCATCATAATCTAATGTTTTAACATATTTTGCCGTAATAGGTTGCCCATTAACAGTAGCTATTTGATCAAATTTATATTGTTCGTTTTTATTAGAAATCATTCTTGCACCTACAGTGTATTATAACTTTCGTTATTTTATATTTTTAAACATAAAAATTTTTTCTTTTTTAACCTTATTACTTGCAAAATGATATCGATATGATATTAATTTTGTTTCTTCTTTTATTTCTCCAAAATACTCTTTTGCGATTTCAATCATTTGAAAATATTTATCTGTAACATTAACTCCAAACCATTTATCTGGTTTTAACATATATTTTATATTTTGCAAAGTATTTCTCCAATATATATTATAAAAATAATCTTCTCCTTTATTATATGCCTGATTTAATGATTTAGAATATCTTTCAAGATCATAATAAGGGGGACTTGACCAATATAAATCTATTGAGTTTTCTTGACCCTTATATAATTCAGATCCAATATTTAATACTGTAGCATTTTCAAATTTAAAGAATTCGATCATTTTTTGTAATTCAATAGACGTTAGCGGATCTGTTCCAATATATTTTCTATTACAAGATATTGCCCCTAATAATCTTCCACCAAATCCACAAGAATAATCCCCTACAACATCACCAGGATTAGAATATTTTAAGCATATATATTTAGCTATTACTGGTTTAAAAATACTTATTTGTGCAGCAAGCCGTATATCTTTTAATTCATCTATTATAGTTTGCGGACTAAAATTAATTGTTTTTGGCTCAATATTCGTATTAATTCCTAATTTGCCTATTACTGCTTTTTCAATATTATCTTTCGTATATGCATTTACTACGCTTACAGAATCACTTGAAAAAGAATTATAAAATGATTTACAAAAATACTTACAAATATATGTTCCTAATCTACTATGATTATTTATTTCAATATTAGAAAGATCTATTTCTGTTTCACAAAGTTTTCTATACTCCCTTATAACCTTTTCCTGATCATCTGGATATACAAAACCATCATTATAGAAATAATCTGTTATTGGAATGATAAATTTCTTTCTTTCCTCAATAGATAAAGATTTAAAAAAAATATTATTCATCTCAACATTATTTATTTTTATTAATGTATTAAATTTTCTTTTTCTCCTACAATCATTAAATTCCTTTAATTTTAAATATTTATCATATTTACGATCTAAATATATATTAACATTTTTATATAATAAATCACAGATTTTTTCAATTTTTAAATTACCTGACGTTTCTAATTCATAAGTGTTAGAATTAGTTTTACTAATATAATGGAATGGAATATTTATATTATCTAAATTAAATATATTTTGTATAGAATTACAAAACTTTTCCGTACCAACTAAAGACCATTTATATTCTCTTTGTTTTTGTCTAAATGTTAAACAACCATCACCATCAAAATACCCTCTAATAAAATGATAATTCAACTGTTTATTTAACCAATCAGGATACGTAATGATAAAGCTTTTAGCTTGAGGACAACCCAATTCTTTTAATTTTATAGATAAATATTTACTATTTATTTTATAACTCCACGAATTCCCTAATTCATTAATATTATATTTAATATGATTAACATCACCGCCAACAAATTCTATAAATTTTATTATATGATTTTTATCATCTTCTTTTAACGTTAATATAATAGCATTAGTAGTTTCACAATTATATGCATCAGCATATAAAAATCCTAACCAATATGCTTGATGTTGTGTTGATATGTTATCAAATATGTGTTCGTTGACTTGATGAATTCTATGACTTTCTTCAACAGATCTTAATATTCCACTGTTTTGTGCCCATTTTAATACTCTTCTTTTATCTATATTATAGATAGATCCAATATTTTTTGCCGACACGCCTTTGCCATACAGATCAATAATTTCATCAATTTTAGATTCATCAAAATTTTGTTTTTTAATAATAAAATTGTTATTTTTAATAATTTCGGTAACTTCTTCAAATGATAAATTCACATATTGTGCTATTTTTCTAGCAGAAAACCCTTGCCCAACCATATTTTTAATTTTATCTACCATATACCTACCCATTTCACACTACATTACACAATGTAATCCTGCCAAAAGCGATAGCAATAGCCTATTATTTTTGATAATTCTGATGTTGTTTGGGTTCATGCTACTCAAAAATTAGTACGTTTGGGTTCATTATATAAAAAAGAAAAGCCGTCATAAAACGGCTTTTCAAATTTACACATCAATTATCAAAAGTACTTAAAATCAAGCGAATTAAGCACCAACAACAACAGATTTGCGACCAGCAGCAACACCACGAGGGTTAACAATTGCAATACCGATAATTTCACTCACGACCCAGCCTAACTTTAGCTGCTTAGGCTCGTCAGCAGGAAGAACTTCAATGTCTTGACGAATGGGCATTACGCCAACAAACTCAGGATCGGCACAGCCATAAATCGTACCAGGAGGAACGATCTTGGAAACCATAATATCAGTTCCCCAGATATGTGCATATAGACCAGTTTGTAGAACTTCTCTCATGGTAACGGGATCGAAATCACCACCACCAGTTCCTTGTCCACCACCTGAACCCCACTTGAGGATATCAGTAAATTCATTGATGTTCATGAAATACTTAGTAGTTACTAGGTCCCAACGGTCGATTTGTTGTTTGATTTCAACAAGGTCTCTCTTCAAAAGTCCAGCATCAGCGATGTCAGTTAGTGTATTTTCAACACTTGCTGCAGCATCTAAAGCTGCGAAAACGTTTGCGTCTTCTTGTGCCATCATTTCTTGACGAGCCTTTTGAACAGCTCTATCAATGACATTGAATCTACGACGTTTAACTTCAGCAATTCTAACGGTGGGGTTAGCATAGATTTCAAACTCAGGAACAACAACACGATCACCGAATACTCTGGATTCTGGACCTGTACCGTTGCTAGAAATAACAACAGCAGCAACATCGATATCTCGATCATAAGTAGGCATAGCACCTTGAGGAAGAGGGTCCACTACGAGTGCTCTACGTGCAATTCCGTGATAGTCCAAGTTTCTTCGAATGGGGTTAGCCATAGCTTGAGCTAGAGCAATCTTACCGTCTTGAGTCATAATTGCACGAGAAATAAGCTCATCTCGCTTCTCGTCAGAGAGTGATGGTTGTCCAGCC